TCAGCATTCTAGCCGCCCATAGCGCTCGACTGCGAAGCCGTCCCGCACCATCTGGCAGGAAAGGTCCACGCCATCCGCCGAGCAGCGCACGATGGCGCGACCATAGCGGTCGGTGTCGACCTTCTCGCACTGGACCGACCGCCCTGCGGTAAGGCCGCTCAGATGGTCACGGGATTCGTAAGGATCGCCTGGCGTGCATTGCCGGCCCGGCCGACATGCCCCGGGCATCTCGGGCGCATCAATGCCATAGAGCCGCATTGACCGTCCCGAGCCGTCGCAACGGATGGCGTCGCCATCATGATGATAGGGCATCGGACAAGCGAACGTATCAGCATTCCTCGGCTGCTCGACCTTGCCCTCCGATGCGCTCCACCAGAAGGCAAAGCTCCCAAGCGCGGCAACGATCGATGCGGCCGGCAAAAAGCGGCTCCATGGCTTCCTGGTGCGGCGGAAACGAATGATCTGACCCATCGCCGGGGCACTACACGCGATCAGCTCTGAAAGGATAGCGGGATGCTACACGCCGTACCGCTTGTTCCCGCTGCGTGTGATGCAGTAGCGGCCCCCTCGGGGACCAACGCACACGTCACCGCCGTTGCAGGGACATTTGCCGTCGTCCGCAACGCCCCGATGGCCTGTATAGCCAGAGAACCCTGTGCGCCGCCGCCTTACCCTACGACGCTTTCGCTTCTTCGCCTCGGCCTCGGCGTCCAGGCCGAATATCAGCGCTGCGGTGAGACCTGTGATGAATGACCGCCGTTCCATACACGCTCCATCAAAGGCAAGGTGTTCTGGCCCTTAATGCCCTCCGGCAGGTGATGCTTCCGATGTGGCTGCATCCTGAGACGATGCGGGCGCCGTGGCCGAAACCGCTGTGGACGTGACAGCCGCAGACGATCCGATCGTCATGGGAGCAGGAGCCGACAACCCGGCAAACACGATCGGCACATCTTCGCCGATCATGCCGTTGATCCGGGTGCCGGGAGGAATGACCGCACTGGTTCCGGTCCAGAAGAAGCCGGTGGGCAGGAATACAATGGCGGAGACCGCTACGGCGCCCGCGCCGGCCTTCTTGCCTTTGTCCGCGCCTCCGTTGCCTTCGAGCCGGATCTGGCGGCCATTGGCCGTCACATAGAGCAGGCGGGACTCAATGTTTCCGGATTTGCCCCACATGCCCTTGTTCCGGATCGAGGTGATCTCTCCGACTGCCGGGCTGCCGATGGGAACGACGACCTGGCCATTGAGCAGCACCGCTTCCGCGACTTCGAGCGGGAACCGATCTCCCACCTTGAGGTGCTTCCCCTTGGTCGTCAGTTCATGAAGTGTCTTGAGCACGATCGGCGTGCCGATGCGTAGCACGTTCTCTTGAGATTGGCCTATGACCATCGCCGGTTCGGCGAACGCCCCAACAGAACAAAGCGCCAAGGCAGCCCCGGCGGCGAAAATCTTGATCATCGAAAGCCCCCAATCGAGTCGCGGCGCTAACCGCGAGGCCGCACAGCGCGCGCCCGAAGGGCGGTCGTCAAGCGACATTCGCGAATAGGTCCGAAATGGATGATGTGCGTCTTTCAGCGCCCAATTCCGCATGCACGATAAAATCCTCTGTAAATGTAGGATTTCATGTGAAATCTAGGTTGGATGCGACGCGACTCGGACCTAATCCGCGCGATCCTTCTGGCCATCGAAGCTGACGATCGCTGCGAGATTCTTCGCCTCCCTCACATCGAGGGCTTTCATCCCGAAGCTGTACATTTTCACGCGCGGCTTCTCGTCGAGAAAGGCCTGCTTCAGACCGCCCTACCTAACCATTCGATCCGGCAACCATGGATGTGCCTTCGGCTGACCTGGGAAGGTTATGACTTCCTCGATCACATCCGAGATCCCGCTATCTGGAGATTGGTCAAGCGCTCCGCCACCAAGGTAGGAAGCTGGTCGATCGAAACGCTTGCGACTATCGCTAAGGGCGTGATCCTGGCCAAGGTGGAAGCGCTCGGGTTAGCAGCGTAGCCAGACGATTGGTACTGGCCGCGGAGCGGGGCGATGATCTGTAACAACACCCGGTAAGGCCACTGAAACAGCCCTGACGAGGCGTGCGGCCTGATTATTAGGAGGCTCCACTTTAGCAAGGAGCCGATATGACCGACGTTTCTCGCCAATTGCCCCAACCGCTAGGGGATCCGAAATGGAAGCCTCTGGGGAATGCGGGCTCGGTAAGGAGCCCTGCCACACAAGTCGAAGGAGCGAAAATGGTGACTGCCTATTACCCCGCGATCGTTGAACGGGCCGGCGCGGGATACAGTGTATTCTTCCCCGATCTCCCGGGCTGCACCTCCGCAGGCGCCACCCTGCAGGAAGCGGCGCGGGCGGCTGAGGCTGCGCTTAACGGCCATCTGATCTCGATCGTCGAAGCGGGCGAGGCACTGCCCGATCCGTCCGAGATGGACGATCTTGAGCGTGATCCCGAGATCGACGAAGTGGCGCGTATCCTGGTGCGCGGCGAGTACCCCGGCCGGTCGGTAGACATCAACGTCACAACGGAAGAGTAACTCGTCGCGGCGATCAATCACGTCTCGTACAACCGTTCGAGTTCCACCATCGCAGCGGCGCGCGGCGGCTACTCGGTTGTCAGTGCCATCAGGAGCAGAGGGAATCGAAATATTCGAGCGATGGCGGCTATAGCGCTTGCGCCTCACGGTGCTGCTGATCCGCCACCGCGGTAGCCTTGGTAAGCGCTTCATCGACCACAGCCTGATCGTCGGAGGATAGCCCCTCCTTCACGAGATCGATCAGCTTGAGAAATTCTGGGAAGCCGGTCCCGACCGCGTTGATCGCGGCAATGATGACGGCGATTGGCATCATTTGGTCTCCAGCGGCTTCAGGGCTTCGCGGAACTGCTCGATCGTGATGCGCCCCTCGCGGAAGGCGACGAGTGCGGCATAGGCTTTGTTATCGAGATCCTTGAATTTGCTCTTGTCGAGCGTACCGGCTTTGACGGCTGTCTCCCCAGCCTCACTGGCGGCCGTGTAGAGAGCATTGGCGCCTAGCAGGATCTGTCCGGTCTGCGTTGTGGTGCAGGCGACCAGAAGCAGCAGCGCTGGCAGGAATAGGCGTTTCATGGTTTGGGCTCCTGAGGGGGGTTCTGTGGGCCTTTGGGACGGAACGTGCCGATCACGCCGATAAGGCCGGTCGTGGCTGCTCCGATGAACGCCAGCGCGGCGATGACCTTGGCGAGTTGCTCGGAGGTTCCGTCGAAGCTCATGCAGATGATGACGGCGGCAATGGTCAGCAGCACGATCGCCAACAGAGTCGCGATATAGGCCAGCAGGGCTTCGCGGGCGTCCGTGGTCACTCCCCCACTCCCTTCAGCCACGCCGCCACATCGAAGCTGGGGCACGCCTTGTTGACCTTGGGCCAATCGCGATGGCCGCGAATGACGATGCCGGGATAGCGGCCCTTGTAGGTTCGGATCAGCGTCAGCAGCGACTTCTTCTGAGCGTCAGTGCGCGTGTCCTTCGGCGCCTTCATCGCCTTGTCCATGCCGCCGACGTAGCAGATGCCGATGTTGCCGCTGTTGTGGCTGCCGACATGCGCGCCGAGTTGGTCATCGCGCAGCGTGCGATGCATCGAGCCGTCCAGTTCGATCACCCAATGATAGCTGGTCATGCCGAACTTCGCCTTGTCCCATGCCGTGATCTGCTCAGCAGAGACATGGCGGCCTTCCGGCGTCGCGGCGCAGTGAATAGTGAGATATTTGACGGGGCCTAGCGCGGTCATGCGCCGCCCCCTTCCTGCCGGATGCGCTCGATCCGCTCCTCGGACAGCGCCGTCTGCATGGCCTGTCGCAGGTTGCCGGGGCCGTGGTAGAACAGCAGCGTTTCAAGCTGGAGCGTGCGCGCCTCGCAGCGATCGTTCTGCTCCTCCAGAGCCGCAATCCGCTTTTCGTAGGACTTGTTGATCGGTCCGGTGACGAACGCCTTGATGAAAGCCCAGCACGCAGCACATCCGGCCGCGAATGCCAGCGCCAGGCTGCCACCCTGCGCGCCCAGATAGTCGATTTCGGGCAACGCGGCCTCCGCTAGGTTTCCGGGGATGCTGGTGTTCATCATGGGAGGCGTCAGGGCGCGAAGGGGCAGGACGTGACGGTCCATGCCAACCCGTCGCCGGATCGGACGTGAAACAGCGTTGGATACGTCATTCCAGAGACATTCAGCGGGGTATTAACGGCTCCACCGTTGATCGTGCCGCCGGTCGGAGGATTGAAGGTGTATGTCCCGGTAGGGTTCAGGTTTGGTCCCGTTCCCTCCGCCATGATGAACATCGATCCATAGCCGAAGAGGCGGTTCAGGTTCTTATCCATGGAAAGGCTCAACGTCTGCGAATTGCGCGAGATGTTGTAGAAGGACATCGGCGCTGGCGTGGGAGTGGCCGTGATGCCCGAAGCTCCCAACCCGAAGGGAAAGTCATGCGAGGGTGAGAACCCGGCCAGTCTCACACCGTTCAACACTGTGGCGTTGACCGCGAAGTTGTTCGACCCGTCACGGGGCGCGAACTGCAAGCATTTCGAATATTCGATCACCCGAGCCGATCCAAAGTTGAAACCGCACTCGTCGGTGGTCAGCTTGACGATATCGAAGCTGTTGCCTTCATAATAGGACAGCGCGCACTGGCCGCCCCTCGATCCCGACGTGATCGAATTGCCAAGGACGAAGCCAACGCCGTTGCTCTGTAGGACCGCATTGTCGACGGAGGTCATGTACAGCGAGCGGTTGTAGATGCCGATGGCGCACTGAATAGCATCCAGAGTGCCAACGTAGATGCAACTCCCGTCACCTCCTTGCGCGTAGAAACCTCCCCCTACGAGGAGTTCCAGGTTGGCGGGGAAGGTTACGGTGCTGTCGATCCACGGATATACCGTGATGATGCTATTGACCGGGTCGGTGGCCGTGATGAAGTAGAGACCGCCGCCGATAATGCACATGCTGATACCGGGCTCAATATAGCTGGGAACGGTATCGACCGTGAGTGCGGTACGCTGGCCAATGCTGCTCTGACTTCCGGTGTTCGATGCGGAGCTGATCGAAAGGTTGACGCCGGTAGTGCTCCGGGTGCCACACCAGCGCGTGCTCACAAAGCCGAACTTGTTGAGGGAGGTGGTCCCCGTATTTTTAACACCATAGTACTTCGTGTACTGGACGTAGATCATCTCAGCATTGAGACGGGAGCAGTTATTGATCAGTACCCCGACGCCGTTCGTACGCGTCGACCAGGTCGAACCGCCTCCGCCCCAGACCGCCAGCGACCCCGTGATGTTGCCGAAATTCCAGTTGCTGAAGAGGATGATCTCGTCCTCTGCCGTGAAGGCGGCATTGATCCGGGCCTGACAGTTGATCACGGGGGAGGCATTGGCGGTCCCGATGAAGGAGATTTTCGACGTGACCTTGAAGACGCCCTCCATGACAGGGATCTTCGTATTGTTGCTCATGACGTAATCGGCAAACCGCTGAAGGGCCACCGTATCATCAACTACGCCATCACCGACCGCGCCGAAGTCATAGGGCGTCACGCGCTCGCGCATCTTGTCCTGGGACGTGCGCGCCACAGCGCCGGTGCCCGACTGGATGAAGCCGACGATAGCCGAACCGACCGACGACATGAGGTAGGAGATAAACCCGGCAACGGTCGTCCATTTCGAACCGCTGGAGCCGTCGTCGGAGCCCACAAGGGACGCGCCAGTAGGCTCGCTGAACGCAGCTACATCTTCTGCCACCTCTTTGAGCTGCGCCGAACCGATGAGTATCCATCGCCCTGCCGCTCCGGGCGCGGTGTCGTTCGGCTTGATGATCGTGGCACCATCATCGGCCGCGACCAAGCCGTCATTCCATGCGAATACGCCACCCCCGCCATCGCCTGCCGCGGAACCGCCGTCGACGACGTAGTTGTCGCCATCGGCAAGGTCGATCGAGGCCAAGGCGCGCAGATCGGCAATCGTCTCGATCGAAGGGAAGTTCTGAAACGGATAGCCGGGCAGATTGATCGTGATCGCAGGTACAAGTGCCATGCCGAAATCCCCTGATAGATCGGGGCAGATTTATCATGGGGCCCGGATCGACTTGCTTTAGAGCCGGGCGAACGTCATGCTGCGCGCATGGTCTTTGAACAGGGATCGCCGCTGTGGATCGCGGCATCATCGGCCTGCGGGGCGGCCGGGCGAATGATGTTCCTCGCATGGTATAAGCGCGGAGAGCCCAAGCGCCGGATACGTCGCGCACGGCGACGTGAGCTAGTTTCGAATATTGCTTATCGTTGTGGGCGCGCTTGCGGTCGCTACTGGCGCGCCAAGCTGCAATAGATCCGACACGTAATTCGCAGTCGGCCCTTGCCGGCCGGTCAATCCCCAACGGATCGCACGCTGGCTGAGCGGCACATAGGCCAAGGACCCCGCCCCCAGCGCTCCGAGCGTGCCAAGTGCGGCCGGCGCGCCGCCTACAGCCCCCGTGCCAAGCGCCCCGAGAAAAGCGAGGCTGTTGACGGCCGTGCTTCCGCCACCTCCAACCGTCGAGGGCATGACCTGCGCCGCTGCTGCGGACAAATCCTGGTCAAGAGCCTGGCCCCGCGCCGACTGACGCTTGCGGACGGATCTATCCGATTGACGTGTGGCCGTCTTATATTGGCCGGGCGTGAAAACGCCCTCATCGGTGCCCGCCGCTGCCCTTTCAACGCGAACGAGACTGGCATAGCCGCGATCGATGTCCCGAAGGCGTGTCGCATAGGCGGGGTTCTCACGCCGGGCCAGCGCATGGAGCTGGGCGCGATACTGATCAGCGACATCGCCGAGGCGTCGCAGATAGGGATCGTCGGATATCCTATAGCCGGCTGCGAGATCGCCAAGGCGCTCGCTGGTGTCCCGCAGCGTGCGACCTGAGAACTGATTGCCCTGCTGGCTGAATGCTTGTGTCAGCTCGTTGTTTATGGCGTCCAGGCGCCCTTGGTATTCAGGCGGAAGCCCTTGGACAGCGCGCTGCTCGATCGACTGGATGCGACCGGAAAATCCTCGATCGATTGTGCCGCTTAGGCGGGGGAGCACATCATTATAGGCGGCGCGGAGCCGATCGCCAGCGTAAGCCACGGCGTCGTGACCGACATCCACGGTGCGGGGTAATTCTTCTCCGATCGGGCCGAGCGCCCTGTTGGTGGCAGCACGGTTCAGCCCCTCATTCGCACGCGCTCGCGCACCTCGGATCGCGTTGCCGACGACCGGGAGATTGGCAACGCTGTCCTCGATCGTCTTTGCCGATCGACCGACGATACCGCCCTGCCCTACAATCTGCCCTGGGGTGAGAGGAACGCCTGCATCGATCAGGGTTTGCACTTGTGGGGAAAGCCGAGGGCTGACCGCCCCTGAAATCCCTCGTACAAGGCGGTCGCCAACGTAGCTGCCGGCCGCGCCAAGCGCCATGTCCGTGGCAACGCCGGCCACATCATGCCGATCGGACAGGAGCGCCCCACCGGCTGCCCCCTGCACCAATGCGCCACCAGGGATCGCAAAGGTCGGGATCGTGTTTCCGACGAACTCTCCGAGTCCGTTGCTCGGCAACCCCGCGGTCATTTCCTGAAACGCCGGCGGCGCATCCTGACCGAAAGCGCCGGCCAGATAGTCGGCTGCCCGATCCAAAGGCTTCGCGGTGCCACGCACGACACCGCCGAGCGTGTCGACGCTCTGCTGTCCGATCTGCTTGCGGGTGCCATCTGCGTTGAACTCCCATGTCTCACCAGCCGGCAGCGATTGGGCCTGAGGAGAGGTAGAAGCGGGAAGCTCGACGGTCTCGATCGGCGTGGCGTATCGCTCCCAGGGCTGCCCGCCACCTACCGTCCGCGGTGGCGCGGGCGCCGGGTCAGATTGGGCGCCGTATTTCTCCCAAGGCCCAGCCATTACCGGACCTTTTCCCAACGATTGGGATCGGCCGGATTTCCACCCTTGAAGCGATAGCCTCCTTCGACATCGCCGGCTTTCGGCTGACGGGGTGCAGCGGGTGCGCTGGGAGCGCTGCCACCCAGCATCTCCGCATAACCGAGCCGCGTTTCCCGGATGAGGTCGCGCATCTGAGCCAAGGCCTCGCGCCGGCCCTCGGGTGTTTGCGTTCTGTTCGGCAAAGTGGCCTCGGACAGGCGGGATTCGTAGTCCGACATCGCGCCCTCACCGGGAACGCGGGTGAGCTGGCGGATCAATGGTGCAAGGCCAGCCACAGCGGTATCGAACTTGTCGCTTGCGGCATTGATGGCGCCGGGAAGCCGCCCGGCAAACCACCCCGTGTTTCCGTCCTTCTCCGCTGCCGCCATCGCGGCTTCGACGCGACGCAACTGATTGTCAATCGCCTGGAGGCTTGTCAGCTTCGTGCGCGCGAGACCTGCCTGCTGCTTGGTAAGCTGGCCTTGCGACCTATCCTGGCCCCCGATCGCGGTCACCTGACCATCAGGGCTACGCTGGTACTTGATGTTCGGATCCAGCCCCAGCTCCGCATTTTCTTGCGGTGTCAGAACCGTGTACCGCGGCTTTGGATCACCCCGCGCGATGATGCGCGATCCGCCGGCCGCCTGACGCGACGGCTCGACATGCACGTGATTTCCTTCGTTGATCACGTCGAAGCCGGGGCCGAACTGCTGCTTCAACTCCGCATGGAACCGCGCCATTGGCACACCGGGCGGTGGTTGGAGATCACGCGCCTGATCGGTCAGGTGATAGCTTCCCGGCACGCCACCAACTTCGCGATTGCGTTCGGGTGTGCGCCCACGCCCACTGACGATCGTGCCTGGAACGAAATCCAGTGCCGCCATCTCGATATCTTGCCCCGTAGGCAGGCCGCCGGGAGCCGAAGCCCCCGGAGCCGCAGATGCTGGATCACCTCCTCCCGGTTGATATTCGATGACGGTTTGGCCATCGCCCACCGTTACCGGGCGAGGCGCAAAGGGCGTGCTGTGAAGGACCTGGCCGGTGCGGGGGTCGAGAACATCGGTTCCCGGGCCCGCGATGATCGGCTTGTTCGCCTGCGTCTGCGCGGTCAGAAGGCCAATCTGTTCCTTGACCGAAGAAGCGGCTCCGACATAGCCGTCCAGGGCATTGTCACTGAGGTCTCTGGCGGCGGCCTCCAACTCCTCCATGGAGAAGCCTCGCGCACGAAGTGCAGGAACCGCAGCCCGAAATGCGGCGAGCCGCTGATCGGCCGGCTTCTGGCGCAGGCTGTATGCCGTTGCGCCCATGACATCCGCCTGGTCGAGCGCCTGCTTGCGCTGATCATCGGAAAGCTGCCCGATCGAGGTCGCCATGTCGTAGTTGCCGGTCTCGATCGCCGTGGTGCGTGCGCCAGTCGTATCGCCCGCGCCGAGCTGCTCGGACGCCCTTTGCCGTCCCGCCTGCTTCTGCTGCTGCATGCGGCTTTCGCGCCCCAGGGCGAACGCCTGGAGCGTGTCGAGGTAGCCGTTGCCCTGAGGCTGCGCGAGACCGAAGTTGATGGCCATTACGCCGTATTCCCGTAGCCGTTCCAAACAACCCCGGCCCCGTTGGGCGTGATCCAGCCTCCGCCATAACCTGGGGACGCTCCAGGAGGTGGCAATGCCGGCAGGCCACTGGGAGAGGTGCCCCCATAGCTCGACCCGAGTGCATAGGCGCCAGCGTTCAAGAGCCCCTGAAGTCCTTGGCCCAATGCATTGCCGCCGATGATCGCCGCGTTGCCCGAGGCGTCCGCGCCTGCCTGGATCGCCTGATTGATGCTGTTTGTGGAGTTGGTACCGACGCCGGCCACCAATCCGCGAGCCTGTCCGCCCCGGTTGGCCACGTCCGTCAACTGGCCGAGATAGCCGGTGAGACTCCGGTTCGCGAGTGAGGCCCCGCGATCCTGGAGCGCCTTGTAGGCCGCACCGCTGTCGCCCATGCCGCCCGCGTAGGCGTTGGCACGAACGGCTTTCAGGCCCTCATTGACGATATCCTGATAGCCGGACGAGTCTCGGAACTGCGCGAGCGCTGCGGCCGACTTCGCCGGATCGCCGCCAATGTTGAGCAGCCCCGCAATAGTATTATCGGCGTCCGTCCCGAGCTCGATCGTCGGAGCGTTGAGGTTGTATTGATAGTCGCGATTGCGCTCGGTGGCTGCGATTTGATCCTGCACGGCCTGACGCTGGATCTTCGCGGCCTTCTTGGCGCCTTTGCCGCCCATCAAGCCGCCGAAGACGCTGCCTACAGCGGAAAGGGCGCCGGCTGCCACTATAGGCGCAACCATCTCAGCGCTCCACCTTGAAGAGTTCGCAGGGACCCGAAATATGATGCTCGCGGATGCCGTAGGACGTGCCGCCGAGCTGACGGTTCAGCCACCGCGCGGCCTTATTGGCAATCGGCGTCTGCCCCCAAATGGTTCGCGCCCCTTCCTGTTCGAACATCCAGTCGATCATGCGGCGAAACTCCGCGATACACCGGCGCCCGCGGCAAGATGGAAGCGACAGATAGTGCATCTGCCAGATGCCCGGCCCACTCCATTCGAAGATGGCGCCGGCATCTTCACCATTGCAAAGCAGGGCGTAGTCGTTTGGCAGCGCGGCCAGCTCATCGAAATAAACCTCCACGCCGCCCGGTCCGAAGTACGGCTTCACTTCGGGATGGTTCGCGATCCTGTTGAGCACGGATGGATCGTATGTCCGCATCGCGCGGACTTATCATGAAGGGAGGTCGAGCTTGCTTTAGACCGGGAAAGCCCCGTTCAGGATCAGATCGTCTATCACGGCCTTCAGGGCACGCGAGTTTGCCTGGAGCGCATCGGCCAGTGCCTGGACCTCGGCCTGCGTCGGAGGATTGCTGATCGTGGGCGCGGTATAGGTCGTAAACCCGCCACGATCAGCAGTCCCCGTAGGAGCATCCCAGTTAGGTCCCACACCCTTGGCCACGGCGTTGTTGGCGGTGGCCTGCGCCGCTGCCGCTGCGGCGAGGCCCGCAATGGCATCTGCCTGTGCGGCAATTGCGGAATCCTGTGCGGCATCGGCGGCGGCTTGGGCCGCTGCTGTCGCCTCGATATTCTCATTGATGGCCGTGACCGCCGCTTTGATGTTCTTATTGTTCTGATTGGTCAGCGTGACGAAGAATCCGACCGGACGGCCGCTCATGTCGACGATCGGGACCGCCTGTTGGATATCGGCAAGGTTTAACGGCGCGAGGTCCATTATTGCCACGCCTCATTGGCAAGCGCGCCTGAGATGCGGACAATAGAGCTATCCTCGATCTCGATCTGGAACGTGCGCAAAGGCTGGTCGGGGATGCCCAGGCGATAGAGGTTCACGATGTCATACGGCGCGCGAACCTCCATCTCCTCCCAATAATCAGGAAACCCCTCTTGCCCGTCTTTCCACCGGATTTTGACGGAACAGTCGGCATTCGCCCCAATAGCCACTGAAAAACTGTTCTGTCGGCCGGGCTTCCCTATCACGGCTATCGTTCCGGAAACACGTCGCCGGATCAGGGTGCCGGCATCGTCATCGGCGGCGGGATCGAGCGTCCAGATTGCGCCAGTCGCGAAGTCGCCAACATAAGTCCCATCGGGCGTGTCGATGCCCACATGTCCGCGAAACTCGGTTGAGCCTTCCGAGGCCCATTCCGACCAACCTGAGGTCGCGGCGTCGAAGGCAAAGGTCCCCTGACTGGGAATCTTGAGCAGATAGAACAGGTGCCCATCGCCTAGTCCATAGACCCAAGCCGAAGGCGGTCCCGAGCGCTTCCGAAGTCGCTCCTCGATGCCATGGTTGCTGATCCGCTGCGGCACGCCGGCTGCGCGATAAACGACGCAATTCTCGCCGACCCAGATCAGGCTATTGTCGAAACGTTGAACGGTGTCGCGTGCCAGGCACCCGCGATCGAATTGCCGCCCTGGCGCGCGGGTGAACGGGGCATCGGGATTGCCGGTGGCCTGCCATGGCTCAGTGGATCTGGCGCTGAAGAACCATATCTCATCACCGAGGCGTCGAACTGCCACCAGCCCATCGCGTGAGCTTTCCGCATTGGCGAAATCCAACGCGCCAACGACCGTCGATCCGGGCTCAAGCCAGTAGAAGCGGCCATCAGGCGTGCCGATGAGAGTGTAGTTGTTCAGCGCATCGATATCGACGACGAGCCGATCATCGGGCATCGCAATCGACGTGATGCCTGCGCCCGTATAGGCATACAGCACCTCGTCGGCCGCCATAGCAAGTATATCGATGCTGGCGGCATAGGCTACGCGGGAGACCGCCGATAGCTCTCCGATCGGCGCACCTGCACGATAGAGCGTCGAGGTGCTGTTGGCGAACAGGTCACCGGAGAAAACGCCGTCTTGCTGATAGAGGCCACGAACCGGCCCATTCAGCGTGGCGGCTGCGGTCAGACCCGGCCTTTGGATACGCATCCACTGATCCGGTGACGCTCCGCTTTCGTCCTTTTCGAGGAACAGATTTACCAGCTCGACTTCGGGGAAGAAGCCGGCCTGGCGCTCATAGGCCGAAAGACCCAGCGGCACTGCCGGCATCAGACATACTCGCCGAAGACGGGGCGATCATGAAAGGAATAGCGTGTCGTCAGGGCGGACTGGAACATGCCGGCCAACCTGGTCGTCGCGGCGCCCACTTCTCCGCCGAACTCATCAACGATGGAAAGGGCTAGAAGCGCCTTCAATCCTTCTGGATCACGATAGGACAGCGGCGCCTGATCAGTCAGGGCAAGGCCGTACAAGCCCACCCATAGCCGCTGCTGGCCGTCATAGATATATTCGACCACCTCGCCCGAGAAGGCATCGACGATGATGACAACGGCGCAGTCGCGCGGCGGTCGAACATTCCTGTCGGTGGGATTTGTCGTGTAGCTCGCGCACTCTTCGTCATAGGGACGCGGGCCGCAGGGGAAGCAATTGGGTACGACCTAGGTCGATCTGGAGTGTGGCGTCGCTATTGCGGAAAATGCGCTGGTTCTCGCCTGCCGTATAGGTTTCGCCGGTCGGGATGATATCGGCCAGACGGCCGAATGCGCCGGAGGTGATGAGCGAGCGGTAGAGCCCCCTCAACGCCTCCAGCGCATCCTGGCTATCGGCAAGCCGGGGTTCGCGTCCGGCTCCAAGCTTGCCGAGCTTACGGAGCGCGCCGTTGACGATATCCCGGCACGAAGCCATCAGGCTTCCGCAGCGGCGAGCTTCGCGCGCAAGGTGTCGAGGCCCGAGCGGCCATCATATTTGATGCCCTTCTCGTCGAGCTTGGCGCGGATCGCAGCCAGTTCGGTGCCCGCGTCCGGATCAGCCTTCTCGGGCTCTGCGCTTGCGACCGGTTCGGCGTTTGCGTCGACCGCGAACACCGCCTTCATGTGGCGAAACTTGGCAAGGTGGGGGTCTTTCTCCCCCATCTCGACCGCTTCGCCCTTCACGAAGGTGTGACCATATTGCTCGATCACCTGCGCGCCGGGATCCTCGTCTCCGAGCCACGTCACCTTGGGCATCACTTCGGCTCCTCGACGAAGTAATGGAGGACACCAACGATCGTGCCCGTGGTGGCACCGGTCGCGGGACCGGTCGTCACCTTTGCCTTTACGCGGGTCTTGGCGGTGGTGACGTAATCGACACCCGAGGCCGCGAGAACCGTGGTCACACCACCCGCCTGGCCGATGGTCGCTCCGGTGAAGAAGCGATCGTCATCGACGGCATCGCCCAAGGCCAGGACAATGGCCGGCGAACCGCCAGTGTCCAGATCGTCTGACTTCAGGAAGCCGCCGACGACGCGAGCGTTCGGCGGAAGGTCGAACATATCGATGATGTCGTTGACGACGAGCGCGGCGGAGATGGTGTATTCGCCGCGCGCACTATGGATGGTGCGCCCACCCATACCGACGCCCGACACCGGATAGCGGCGCCCGCTGGACGAGCCACCAAGCTCGACGCTGTAATAAGTGCTTGCCATGTCGATTTCTCCTCAGGCGTCCGCAACAGCGGCGTTGATCAGGGTCACGACGCCGTACTGCTGACCGCCGTACGAGACCTTCTTGATGCCGCGCAGCTCCTCGATCGCGACGCCCGGGCGGAACTCGTAATCCTCCTTGAGGTCGATGCGCAGCGTCGGATCCTGGCCGTAGGCCACGCCGACCGCGGATTGGCCGCAGAGGAAGTTCATGCCCACGTCGATCGTGCCGTTCGAGAAGGTCGGGATTTCCGGAATCTCGCGGAAGATGATCCCGTTGTAGAGCAGGTCGCCGTCCTGGAAGAGCGGGTTGCGCTCGATCCCATCACCTTCGCGGGCACGTGCCTGCGTGTTCGCCTGGATGATCGTGCTGTCTTCCGAGATATCGCGGAACGCCATGCTGTTGCAGAACATGACGAACCATTCGCGGCCGGCCGTCGCATCCGACTTGAACGGACGGATATGCGTGCCTGTCGTGTTGCCGGCGGTCTTCGCCATCCGCTTCGCGAGCTTGGCGGTTGCAGCCGTCAGCTTGTCGTCGGTGTTGTCGATGGTCGCCAGGGCGGTCGCCCACACGCCCGAGGACGCGTTCGACTTCGACTTGCCGAACAGGATGCGATCCGCGTTGTTGACGAGAAAGGCATTGCGCTGCGAGGCGTTGGCCAAGAAATAATCGACCGCGCTATCGTTGCCGGCGATGCCGTTCACGTCGGGAGCGCCGGCGATGATCACCGACATCAACGCGCCGATGATATCGTCGCGCAGGACTTCGGCGTCCCACGAACGAAGCTGGTCCTTGGCCGCATCGAACAGGTCGATATCGGTCTTGTAGCTGGTCGACTTGGGGACCTTCACCGCATTACGAAGCCAATCGATGCGGATCTGGTCGTTCAGGTTGCCGAGATCGTCTTCGTTGCCCTTGAGCACCTCGGAGCCGCGAACCCCGCGCCCCTTCAGGCGGGTGATCAGCGGCACATTGATATACGCGCCGCCGGCATCCTTCAGCTCATTGCGGATGCGGATGATGCTACCGACGCCGGTCCCCATATACGGCATGAAGCCGGATTCACGGACATATTCGGTGAGAAACTTGGTGATCCAGGTCTGCTTGACGCTGGCTTCTGCGAGAACGACTTCCATTTTCCGTTACCCTTGGAAAACGGCGCCCAGCGAAGCCATCGGACCGGTCGGGACATCCTTGATCGTGCCACCCTTCGATGGAGCGGAGGCCAAGGAGCGCGGCGGCGTCGGCTGAACTGGTGCCGGTTGCTGCTGCGCCACCGGCAAAGCCGGGGCAATCGGAGCGGCGGGGGCGTATCCTCGCTTGGCAGCTTCGCGGGTGAACCAGTCATCCACATTGTCGCCAATCTCGTTCAACAGCCCGTCGCGCTTGTGCTGCTGGACGATCCAGTCGATCGGGTGCGGCTGCTGCATGTAGGACTGAGCAAAACCGGGATCGCGTTGCGCCCGCTCCGTCGCCCACGCCGCTGCGGCTTCCACCGTCTCGGCTCCATGCTGCTGCCGCGCGATCAGGTCGGAGGTTTGGAAGCGCTGGTTGATCAGTGCTTGCTGGACCTGCGCATTCTGATGCGCGGCGAACCCATGAGGATCGTCATAGGGGTCAGGGCTATCGATAGGAGCGGCCTGGCGCTGTTGCTCCATTTCCTGGAGGCGGCGCTTGGTCTCCTTCAGCTCGTCGCGGACCTCATGAAGCACGTTCAGCGGCACCATGTGCGGCTGCGGCTCGGGTTCAGCGACTACCGGGGGCTGTTCAATCGCGGCGTCAACAGGCGCCTCGATTACCGGCTCCGGCTCGACGGTGGGCGCAGGCTCGGCGGGGATTTCCGCGTTGTCCTGATTACCGCCGAAAAGCTCCTCGATTCCCATGTTCACCCTATCCCGCCCGTATCGTGGGCGACCAACGACACGCCCGAACAGCGGCGGCCCGGCCCTGATTTACGTGGGTGACGCCACGAAGCGCCCGATGTCCGGCGGCGACGTGGGGAAGATTATGAGAGATGCTCGCGGGGTGATGCTTTAGAGCTTGCGTCAGTCCGCAGGCGAAGCGCCAGGAGGCACATCACCCGCGCTGTCCTGCCCCATCTTGAAGGCGATTTCGGCCGTCTGCGCCTGCGTCTTTTCCGTGTTGGCAACGGTCTGCCCGATCTTCGCCTGCTGGTCGGCCTGTGCGAGCGCAAGGGCCTGCGCCTGCATCTCCGCCTGCTGCTGGGCCTGCGCCGCATTAGCCTCGTCGATTTCCTTCTTCTTCGCTCTCAGGCGCTCCAGCACGGCCGCCTTGTCGGCGAGCGGGCTCATTTCCAGCAGCAGCTCGAATTGCGGTGTGAACGGGTCGAGGCCACCGCGCACAAGCTCCACGAACTCGGCGAACACCTCCTGCTGAAGGTTCGCAGTGTCAGGCACCGTATCAAGGATGATGTCCATGTCGATTTCGGCGATGCGCTTGGTGTAGCCGGTCACACCTACAGCCGGGACCATCTGCGTCGCTGGCTCGCCTGTCATCGGATCGACGACTGGCTGACCGGTAGCCGGGTCGACGACAGGCTGCGGCTGCATGACCATGCCCATCACCGGTTCGTTGATCTGGAGGAACTCCGGCGCGCGAACGTCATCCGTGACGCGGATCCACATCGGCCCCGTCCAGAACTGCTGGGCCCGCATCCACATCTGCCGGTAGCAGCGGGTTTCCCAATCCTCCAGGCGCCCCAGCGGCCGGGCCAGTTCGGTCATGCCGGCCTGCTGGAGGACAAGCCGCGCACGGCCCGACTGGCCCGCCTCTCCCTGACGCCCAAGGACAGCGGGAGTTGGTCCCATGCGCTCGATCTCTGCCTTGCTTTCGGCAAGGAGAAGCTGCTGACCCGCCGCTAGGTCGGTCGTCGGAACCAATTGCCAGCCGGGCGGAATGACGCCGTCGGCGCGTGCCGCTTCCTGTCGTGCGGTCGTCGCATCGACCGGTGCTGCCATCGGATCGGACTGCTGCACCTGGCGGCTGTTCGCCAGATGGAGGAGCCGTGAGCGCCGCGCGTTGATCTCGTCCTGGATCGGGATCATGTCCCTGATCCGCCCATAGCGATTATTCTCGCGGTCGACGTAGCAGCTCACCGCCTCGATCGGACAGACGGTCTCGTTCGTCTTGGGATTGAGATAGGCGGAAATGTCGTGCTCCAGCACGCCGGAGGCGCAGTAGAGGCAGCGGAACCACTCCGCCGAGGCATAGGGCGGTTTCACCTCGTTGTAGTAGACCTCGACCACCATCAGCCGCATGCGTCGACGATCGATCCACGGCTTGATGTTGTCGGGCCGGTCCTGCCAGGTCGATTCCAGCGCTCCCTGGCCTCCAGTCACGGGATCGCCGATCCGGGCATAGGCTTCAGGGTTGCGCGCCTTCACGTCAGCCGCATCCATCCACTTGGCGATGCCGAGATATTTGGCGTCCTTGAAATCGGGGCGGCGCGAATAGGGATCGGCGAAGAACTCCTCCCAACGGATCTGGGTGTTGGTGATGTTCTGCCCATCGGCCTCGATGATGATGGCCGCGGTGCCCTCGATCAGGAAGTTCTCAGCGCAATCCAGCTTCACCTGCTGGAAGTTCGACACGTCGGCGATGTAGCGTAGGCACTTGGAACCGAGGTCGGCCGCATTCTCGTCGTCGGGCGTGGGATTGCGGGGATAGCCGCGCGGATCGACCTTTGCGGCCTCCAGCACGCCAAGAATTCCGTCGATCGCGGGGCGGATGCGGTTGGTGTAGATCGGCGGCTGTCCGCGCTGCTTCATGATGCGGCGGACGTCGGATTTCAGTTGGAGCGGACCGTCATAATAATCGCGATCGCGCTGGCAGAGCAGCCGGTTCGCTTGTGACGAGTCCCTGCTGTCGTCGAACATCTTGCGCAGGCGTTCCTGCGGGGGCGGATCGACAGCGAACCTGTGCGGGAGCATGTCGGACTTGCCGCTGATCGGTGCCGGGGCGGCAACCACATCGTCAGCCAGCATCGCGAAGCTCTTTCAGCCGGCGCTCGATCGCTTTGACCCGCTCGCCATAGCCACCGCCCTGGAGCTTGGACGCGGCGAGCTTAGCCTCCAGTGCTGCGATTTCCTCGGCTCGATCCATGCGCGGGATTTATCATCGGCGCGGTGCCGGCTTGCTTTAGAGCGCGGACCACCGCCTCTGCGATCGCATCGCACGACAGAAGACACTTTGTCCGAAACGGTGTGATCTCTCGGACGCCGAAACTGTGGATTACGAATAGATCATGATAAGACTCCCCCATCATAGGGGGAGGCAAACGAATGACTCGCGTAAAGATCGAGGCGTAGCGGTATGGACCGCAAAGGGGGTGTCATTTTGGCAATGTTCGCGCTCTGTGGTTGCGACCTATTGTCGCCGCAGTGGAAGGGATGGGTCTATCCAAATGGAGCCGAGCTTACAGTCGACATTCCCATTGGCCTGTTCTCAACACTGGAGGAGTGTAGGGCCAGCGCAAAAAGAACCTTACAGTTCACAGCTTCCCGAGATGAGAATGGAAACGCGATCGAGGGCGACTATGAATGTGGATATAAATGCAAGGCCGCCTCGGATCTCGGCGGTCTCAACGTCTGCGAGAAAACTGAGCACTAGTGTATGTCATTGCGGATCAGAACCCTTCCAGTTCTCTTCTCCTCTATTCTGGTCGCCTGTTCAGGTGCCAGCAGCCGTTCAGACACGGCGACGCTGTATCGCAACTCTGCTTTCGATCCGACGATGCGGGTTCACTGGGCTTCGTTCGATGCTGACGAGAGCGATCCCGCATACAACTCTAACAATTGCGGGATGGCTGCGCGGTTACTGAATGCCAATGTCGCGGCAAGCGCAAAAGCTGACGGCAAGGAGCGAGATGCCTCCGTAGGGTTCTGGTGCGAGCTTGGCCCCTATCGAGAAAAGGGTAGCGTACCGAGCCAGTTTTATGAATCGTTTCCGGCGGACGTTGCTTACTAATTCCCTGGATAAGGTGGGGCCGCGACTATGAACGGCGACGACATCACCAGCACCGTATTCGCGACTGTCGCTATATGCTCCTGGCTGACGGTCAGGTCTTTGAAGCGGAAAATCGACGAGCAGGCCGCTATGCTCGCGAAACTGTCGAACGAGATTTTGGATGAGATGAAGCGCAACGCGCCGCGGAAATCCTAAAGATGCTGTCCCTATCCCTCTCCCTTAGGACTGAGGGTGGGGAGTAAGTCGAATTGGATGCGTTATGACTCGCTCTCTATTGACTCTCACAACTAAGCCGTGATGATTTAGGTCAATGTCCAGATTGCATCTTTATGCCGACGAAGCCGGTGATTTCGTTTTTAAAAGAAACGGGAAGGCAAGTAAATATTATATCCTCTGCACGATAGGCATCGAGGATTGTTCTATTAGTCATCAGCTTCACAACCTGCGCCGACAGTTGGCATGGGATCAGAAACCTGTCTCCGATTATTTCCATTGCACGACTGACAAACAAGAAGTCCGTGATGAAGTTTTCCGCATAATCTGCGAGCATGATTTCACAGTGCATGCCACGGTCATGGAGAAGTCCAAGGCACAGCCACAAGTTAGAGTGAGCGAGGAGCGATTTTATCAATACGCTTGGCTTTACCACTTGAGGTATTCTGGCAGAATATATCGCGGGAGTTACGATGAGTTCCACCTGACTGCCGCGACGATCGGCGTTAAAAAGAAGAGAACAGCCTTCGAGGATGCTGTCCGTGATGTCTGCAACCAGACCGTCAACACTTCCCAGTGGCGCACATCATTCTGGCCGTCGCAGTCCGATCCGTGCCTACAGATGGCGGACTATTGCACCTGGGCTATTCAGCGGAAATGGGAGATGGGGTGCACGCGCTCTTACGACTTGATCAAGAGCAGGATTGTATATGAGTACGATCTTTGGCGGCGCGGCAGCACTCATTGGTATTGAGTTGCGGCCGCATCCTCAGCTATCTCACGAAGTGCCCAGGGGCCCTTATCACTGAGTGCCAACCGCGCTGCGGTTGGAGCACAAAGCGCCGTGATTGTCAACGTTCTAACACCCCCTCAACCGCCCTCCCCGATCGAACTTATCCCATCGCACCGCGACGCCAGCTCGAATAGCAGAGCAGGAGTCGCACTTCTTCCTAAGCGTGGACAACTGGTGATGATGCCTCGCGGCTTGCTCCAGTCCTGATCACTCGACATAAGCGCCTCGGGACGCAGCGGGGGCGCAGCGATGAGATTGAAGCCATCCGATCAGCAGATCGAGATCATGCTCGCCGCCGCTGCTTCTGGCGGCACCGTAGGGGCAGCAGTTTTGTTCCAGCATCTTGGCGGAGAAACCAACGACATCCTCGGTTTCCTCGGCGCAATGGTCGGAGCATCCGCCACAATATGGGGGGCTCTCTTCGTGGAAGACCGGCGAGCATCCACAGCCAACCGCCAAGAGGTTAGGGCCACTGCGGAAATCGTCAGGTTCGCACCCGCCCTGATCGACGAGGTGGCCAATGTGCTCGACCTTGCCCGCACCAGCAATTACAACATGGAAGATCTTGAGATAAGCCTCGAAGCGCAATGCGACGTACTGCGCACCATCGCCGCGACGGCAATGGAGGCCGCCGATCGAGCGGTCACCTTTAGGTTTGACCTGCGGGTGCATTTGAGGCGCTTCTCGGTTGCCACAACAGATCTGGTCGAGGCGTTTACAGGCCGCCCAATCCTGCGCGTCATCCGCGACCAGCAAAGTCGAAATATCCGTCAGGCATTTGATACAACCTACGGTTACATCGACGTTGCCCGGGAAAAGGTTGAACTGGCGCTCACAGCTCTCGATAGAAGCTGACATCACCCCGCCCCCGCCAAATCATTGGAATCCATCCCCATCGACGGCCGCATCGCGATCACCGGCCAGCCCACAGCCCTCACCCGAACATGCTCCCCTCGCTATCGGGCATAGCCGGCGGCCTGTAGTCGGTCGGCGTGTCCACCTTGGCGATGGTCGGGACGATCGCGGGATGAGCCATGTCGAGAGCACGGCCGATGTTCGCCGCTGCATCCACCTCATCATCGTGCTTACCTGCCGGAAACTGCTTGTACTGCGCGATGACCTCGCTGCCGAGAGACCCAACCGGGATATGCACCTCTCCCATCGACGCCTTTGCTTGGAATGGTTGCGCTTTCGTCGGCTTGTCGGATCCGTGCGGGCTTAGAGGCTCAATCCGGCAATAGATCCGGTGCTTGCGCATCGCGGCGATAATGAACGGCTTGGACGCTTTCCAATTGTTGTCGTCCTCGGGGAACCAGCAGAGCGGTTTCCACTTGCGGATCAGCGGCAACGCGCCCTCGGCCGCGACCGCCTGCTCCCCTGTGTGTTCGTCGATCTGGATGCCCATCGCCTTGTCGATCGTGCCTTGGGTACGAAATCCATCGAGCAGCCAGATGTGCTGACTGGCGTCGACACCCCAGATGCGCAGAACATTGAAGTCAGAATCCTGTGCATCGCCGGGCGCGTGATCGCTGGTCATGTAGATGTTGAGGTTCTTCGGCGCGACCTCGTACCGCTTGAACCACGCCTCCTTAAAGAACAGCCCCTCTTCCGGCGCCGGCTTCTGCTGATAGAGGCTGGTCCAAGTCCGCACATTTCGTTGAAATGGCCGCCAGTGTTCATGACTGAACCACTCCGGCCAAAGCGTTTCACCCATCGACCGGCCTAGTGGATCGTCCGCCGCATCGGCGATGGCTGGCAAGCAAATCACGTACCAGCGCCGACCGTCGCGTCCGTCGAACCAACCGCTTTCACCCCGCCATCCGTCAGGCAAGATACGGCCGGCCGGATCATCTTCATGCCACCTAGTCAGGATCATCACTTGTGGCGCCCCTGGGATCAGCCGTGAGCAGAAATCGTCCGTGTAGGCATCCCACGTCTTGTCCCGGATCACCTGGCTCTCGGCCGCTTCACGGCCTCGGATAGGATCATCGAGGACGCCAAGCGCCGCCCGGTTGCCTGTCAGGCCCGAGAGGATGCCCCCGGCCATATATTCGCTGCCATTATCCAGCATCCATTCGTCAGCCGCCGTCTTCGATGGATCGAGGCTTCGACCGAGCAGGTTGGCGAATGATCGCGACTGGATCAGTTGACGCGCCCTTCTGCCCTGCTTTGACGCGATATTGCTGGCGTAGCTGGCGAGAATGACATGTCGCCGCGGTTTGCGGCTCATGAACCACGGAATGAACACCACGTCGCTGTAGGTGCTCTTTGCGCTGCCCGGCGGCATCAACACCATGAGATTGGGGATCAGTCCACCTTCAACCCTTTGCAGGCAGTCCAGCAGTAGAGCGTGGTGAGCAGCCAGTGATCCGATCTTCATGATCGAGAAGCCGTCCTCGTCCTCCGCATCACTCAGCGGGACGGTCGGGATATCGACCATGCAGGCGAAATCGGGGAGGCTGTTCTGCGCGAGATCCCGCCTCACCGCCTGTATCAAGTCGCTGTCGATCAGCATCAGAGCGCCAGTTTCGCGATCTCCCGCTTTGCCTCAAGCGACAGACCAGAAACATCGATCTTGTTCCGGATGGGCGGCGCCTCATCGTCACCACTGATCGGCTGCGTTGGCTTTCCCCAACCACGGTCCAGAAGAGCTGTCGATGCGGCCACGATCGCGGCGGGCGGGCTCGCGTCGTCCCTGATCACCTTCACCAGCGCATTGAGCGCAATTTCGGTGTGCTGCCGCGCCATCTCCCGCAGCGACATGCCATTAGCCAGGACAGCCTTCGGCCTTCCTGACGGGTTTCCAGATTGCCCTTTTTGAAACGGCATAGCTATCAACCTACCCCGTCAACCCGCCTTCCGAAGCTTTAGACTGCCGGCGGGGACCTCGATGCCGAACCTGCGGCACAGGTCGATGGTTCGGTCAGCGGTCAACCCGGGTGGGACGGCGCCATGCTTCGCCGCCCATCCCAGAATTGCGAGCAGCAGGTTGTGCGAGCCCATCGCTTCGGGCGTCTGCGAGGTGTCGACCTGCGGGAGGGCAAGGCCTTCGCCACGACGGATGCCGCGGTCGTTGTAATCACCCCGGCGGAGATAGGTCAGGCGCATGTTGATCGCCTCGGGCGTTCGACCGGGCAGGAAGCGCTCGGACATCTCCGGTGCGGAGATGCCCAGCAATGGCGCGGATATCTTCCTCCTCGGCCCAAACGTTGTTCAGATTAGCCACGCCAGCCTCTCATCATTCATGGATTTGTGCATGCTCAAAGCTGCGTCACGCCTATTCGCGCTCGTGCCGATATTGATCGGGGAGGCAATCGTCCGCGAGCATCGACCGATATTCGGGGATGACGAGCAGCGCTTCGTGCACCTTTTCGGACGGAATGTCGTGGAAGGCAGTGACGTGCCAAGCCTCGATCATGAGCTGGAGCTTCTGACCACGATCGTCCAACTTACCCCAGTATGCGAAGCAAGCCCCCACGCTCGACCGATAACGATCGGACCTTCCAGCTCGATCAGGATGTCGGACCACCTCGACATCCTCACCGCGAGTCCAGCAAATCATCGCGTTCTCAATCGGAATATCCATTTTCAATCCCCGCATTGTGATCGCTCTAGCCACTTTAGCCACTCTCGCCGGGCCCCCGGCTAAAGGCCGGCCAGACAGTGGAAAATGTCAACAGCGAGAGAGATATTATGTTTAAAAGACAATAGGATAGGCCGCTCCCATTCCCTGTAGAAATGGAGATAAAAGACCCGTCACTGTCGAACGCTAGCCAGACTTTAGCCGGCAGGTGGCTAGAGTTATGGCCCGCCGCGCATCGCATATGCCTCCCACACCGGAACGGCGCGCGATCGGTCGAACCGACGCCAACGCAACTGATTGCCATGATCGACGGTCAGGACGATGCTTTCGACATCGACCCGATGGATTTCGATGGGACCGCTCCAGCTCCACAAGAGCAGCGCCAACCCGTTCCTGTCAGCGCGAGCGGCCGAAATATCGGGGTTTGAGCCATAAACCTCCAGGACATCCCAGCCCCGGGCAACGAGATCACCGCCCCACTGCTGATCGATCTGGAGGCAGGTCCAGACCAGTCGGTCCCATCGCTCCATCGGCATGTGCATAGGAGCCGGAAGCGCCTTCAACAGGCGCAATCCCTCTGACCATGGACGGCCGGGGGCGGCTAAAGTGGCTAAAGCGGCTAAACTTTCGCGTCCATCACGACGGGCATCGCGGAAGCGGGAGAACCGCGCGGCCTTGATGCCTGCCTCGAAACCGTCCGCAATCGCGGGTTCCGTCGAAGCTATGGCCGGCTTCAATACCGGGATGAAGGGGACATATTCCTTAGCGGACATTGACGACCCAAGCCTCCTTGCAGCGCTTGCCGTCGATGGTGGTTCCGGCAGGAATGGGCGTCAGATGGTCGTTGCGCGCCAGGAGCGCGCAAATCTCGCGGACGCGATCCACCGGCAGTTTGCGCAACGAACGCGGCGCGCGCTGCTGGATATGGCTCATGCCTATCTCAGGCGCGGCATACTTGTCCTTCAACCACTCAGAGAGTTCCTCCGCCTCCAGGATGAGCTGGTCGACCACGCCGTGATCAGCGAGCCGCAAGGCCTCGCTGATATAGAAGTTCATGAGCTGGATTCCGGCCGCCATATACTCTGCGCGGATCGTCGCCTCACGCCGACCGACCTGAAAGACATGGATCACCGCCGCCAGGCGGCAGGCATTTTCAGCGGCCTTGCCGGCGAAACCGCGAATACCCGAGAGGATACCGCCCTTCCCCTGCTGCTGCTCGATATGATTATAGAACTCCCAGAAGAGCCGCTGGCCCTCGGGATCGAATGACAGTTCGGCCCGTTCGAGCGCGTTCATCCGCTCGGGGTTCATCGGCAATTGCGTGCGGATGATCGTAGCCAATCGCTCCTTGAAGTCGGCGAGAGCGTCCGCGATCTCAACCGGCTCGATCGCCCCGACTTCATGCAGGCGGGTCCCGGCCAGGGTCTTCGGCTTGGCCGGCAGCATGCGGGCAAGGAAGCCTTGCTCGCGCATCTCCTGGTTGCCGAACATGCGATCGACGTAGAAGCTCTGAAACATGACGTGGAACGAGAAGGCGCGGCCGGGGAGATATTTATAGCCCTCCCCCTTCGTCAGGGTCTTGATCGGCTTGCCGTCCCACAGATCGGAATAGGCGGCGATGGTTGCCGTCAGGTTCTCGTCGGACATGCCCCAGCTTCCAAGCCAGGCGCCGCCGTCGTTGTGATACAGGCCGACCGAAGGCCGGCCGTGCTCGAGGATGTGAAGAACGCCCTGCGTGGATCCCGGCGGGACGATCATCGCCGGCAATAGCGGTTCCTGAGGCGGCGCACCGTGCCGCTCGACCGCTTCGCGGATCTGGGCGTAATCGCCCTTATGGTCCTTGGCGATCTGGTCCTTGATCGATTTCCACGAGGCGTGTGCTGACTGGTAGATGAGCTTCTCGCGCTGATACTCGACGCTGAGATCGGCTTCATGTTCGTCGATCGCGGCACAGGCGAGCTTGTCCGATGCGGTCTTTCTGTCTCCGGAGTCGGCAACGGTCGTCAGGAAGAGCGAGACCGGCTTCACTTCGAGAGTGGGCAGACGAACCACGACATGGCCCTGGACTGCCAGGGCTACGGCCGACAGGACCGAATGAGCCGCCAGGGCATCGGGCACCTGGACCCGGCGCATGATCGAGCGGGTGGCCGCCGCGGCGATAACGCCCAACGCATCGACGGGATATGGATCAGGGTCGACCGGCGTCCCCCGCAGCGGGATCGGCTCGGGCCTGCGCACCTCGGCTTGGGCCGCATTGGCGGCAAAGGCCCCGCTCACTGGCGGATACCCCTGAGCTGATCATTCCAATCCTTGTAGCCATTGGACGGCCACATCACGCGCACGGCCAAGCCGACATCGGTCAGTTCCTGAGCCGCCCTCTCCACCGCAGATCGTCCGGCCGCGTCGTTCTGGCCTGCGATCAGGACGGATTTGACGACTTCGGGAAAGCGGATCATCGGCATCAGCGCCGTTCCGAGAGCGGCAAGGACCGTTTGACCCGGCATCTCCTGCGCGAGCGAAAGGGCGTCCTCAGGCCCCTCAGTGATGACGACTTCGGCGGCCGGCGGTCCAAGCCAGATAGCTCCACCAGCGACACGCCCGAGGCTCAGCTTGGATCGCCTCGGCTTCTGCCAGCGCTTATCGGCGCCATCATCGAGCAGGAATATCCGCTGAATCGCGACCAGATCGTCGCCGATGGTTACGGCGCCAAGCAGCGCGGGAAGCGCCCTGCCCCATTTGCCGGTTTCCTTGTCCCGCGCCGCCGGGACCATGCCGAAGCGGATCGAGGGCGGTAGCTCCATGTTTATGCCCCGTGAGCGGGCATAAACCGATGCCGGGGTCCCAGCCGTAGGAACCGCCGCATCCCAGAACGTGCGAGCCTCGGCAATCGCCTGCTCGCGTTCGGCAGCGTCCTCAGCAGCGCGTTGTGCGCGTTGCTCGGCCGAGACGATCGGAAGATCAGACACGCCCAGCCACGCAAGGGTATCGGTAAAGCCGAGCCCCTCCTTCGCCATGACGAAGCGAATGATGTCGCCAGACGCGCCACAGCCGAAGCTATGATAGGTCCCCTTCGCGTCGTTGACCCGCAGGCTGGGCGAACGCTCGTCATGGAAGACGCAGAGGCCTTGCAGCTCGCGCCCCGCCTTGCGGAGCTTGGTATATCGCCCGACGACATCGCTGATGTTGTGCAGCGACCGGGCATCTTCGACCCGCTGGCGGAACTGGGCTTCCTCCGCTGGGTCGCGGGGCTGTGCGTTTCGGGGGTGCTTCCACATCATGCGGCGAAGCCTGACACGGGCGCGTTGTCGCCGTTACCGCCGTCATTGCAGATGACGTGCATGAGCGTTCCCGTCATTCCGATGCGCCATGGCTCTGCGCCAGCATGTCAAGCCAGCGGCGGGTGAGCGCATTTACCTTGCGGATGAGCTGGGCGTGCGGCCGAAGCTCCTCGGCCTCGGTGATGCCGTCAGCCTCGATCTCAATGATCGCCGGCAAGAGCATCGCCAGAGTGAGCGCGGCGCGATCGTCCGAGGAACAGATCGCCCCGGCCTCGGCCCATCGACCACCGGCCAGCCGTAGCAGCGGATCCGCAAACCGCCCTCCCCACACGTCGCAGCCGGCCAGGAAGGTCGGCAGGTCCATCGCCGACCCACCAGCCGCGTAGATCGCGGCGCGGTCCTCGGAGCGCCCCAGAACGCGGGCCATGTCCTTGAAGGTGATGTCGTCGTCGGCTTTGATCTCGGTGAGGACGGAGCCCTGCACCTCGACCGCTTTCGACGCGGAGAACGTCCGGCGGGCCCGGTGGATGTGCGGTGCGTTCATGCCGTAGCTCCGACAGCATGACGAATGATCCAAAATGGCGACATCACTCGCCACCTCCCCGGCGCCCGAGATTGTTCCCAGGCGCCGGTTCGGTCATTCTGCGGTTGGAACGACCAGCAGAAAGGCAGTGGAAATGGCCGACAGCGTTACGATCACGAACTTGCCCGATAGCGGCAGCCCGGAACGAGTTGCGCTCGATCTTTGCAAGATGGTGCTGCACGGCTCCATTAAGGGAGACAACCACGCGGCCGTTTACAGCAAGGGCAACATTCTCGCGACCTACGCTGAATGCCGCCAGGCAGTTCGAGGGGGAGCCTACGATATCAGCAACCTCGTCTGACCGGTCAGTTCGCCAATCGATCCATCGCGGCCTTCGCTTCATCTGCGAGGGCCGCACGATCGGCACTGACGAGGAAATCGTAGAACTCAGCCGCAAGGCGAACGGTGTCGGCTTCCAGACCGAAACTGACGGCAAGGCGGAGCGCTTCCAGGCGCAAATCTTCCTGTGGCATCGATACATCCTTTCGATTGATCTATGCATGGAGGCGCTCCAGCCGCTTAAGCGCCCGCCAGCGCTTCGACTCGATCAAACGGCGACAATCTGCCGCCGAGCGACCCGACCGCCAGCGATCAAGCCCCGGCTGCTGTCGAAGGACGGGATGCGTCATCGGCCCGCCCCCGCATGGTGAAGGACCGCAAAGCTCGCATGGGCGTGCAGAACGTCATGTGCGCCTACGCCAACCTCATCGGCGCGACGATCGAGGCGTTGCAGAAGGCCGAGGTGCCGGATGCCTATACCCATTATTTCCTCGACCGACTGGAACTGGCGAACGAGGCGACGCTGGTCGGCGCGGAGGCGGAGTTCGCCGCGCACCTGATCGAGCTTTTTCGGAGGGTGGTGTCGGAGGCTGACTGAGTCTTGCTCGGATGCCCGCCGCCGTTAAGGGAGACGGCTGGGCTCAGAAGATGGAGTATTTCCCTTGCGTCTGACGGTATCGTCTCGCGCGGCCAGTTTTGCTCGGACCCGAGATAAGCTAGACAACGCTCAAACGTTGAAATTTCCATTGTCCGACCGTCGCGCAATCGTTCGAAGAGCTTGCCGTCATTTGTCGACCGCGAAGACAGGGTCTTTAGTGTGGTTTTTGGCTGCAATTGCTGGGCCTCTTCGACCCAGCGAGTAGCCAGCCGAACGAGATGGGGAATGAGCGCCATGAGGATCAAATACGGGCTAAAACCCGCATCGTCAAGGGCTACAGCCCGTCAGAGCGGAGCGATTGTGAATGAGTGAAGACCAGCCGCGCCCAAAGACGGTGTTTTCTATCGAGGAACCCCCGATTGAGCTGATGATCCAGCGCATCGACGAGCGACTGAAAGTGCTTGGCCTGACCGATCGCCAGGCTTCGATACGTGCGACAGGATTGCCCGACGCCATTCGGGAGATTCGGCGCTTCAAGCGACCCGGCTCGAAGCGAATGATCCAACTTGCCAAAGCCCTCGAAACTACACCCGACTGGCTGGGTGGATACGTTGATCACCAGCGGGGAAAGGTGTGGCTTGAAAGCACCGAATCAGCGCTGCCAATCTATGGCGTTGCCGACCTGCCGAGAGACATACCCGTTTTCGCAGCCAGCGTAGATGAAACCGCCCCCGCCTTTTTCAAAGACATCGTGGAGAAGGAACACTCTATAGAGGTGAAAAAGCGCCTCTACGTAATGTGTTTTGGCTATAATTTTAACGATCCCATCGACTTCGCACGCCGCCCCCCCAGGCTAGCGAAGCGAGACGATTGCTACGGGATCATTATCCATGACGATGCACTATATCCCCGTTTTGAGATTTCCGATGTCCTCTACGTGGATCCACGCCGACACGCCGCTCCCGGAGAATACGCTCTTGTTCGGATAAAGAAGGAAGCGATACCTGACTTTAAAACTCAGGGAGAATGGGCTTTCATCGCACAGATCGATCCCGATAAATCGGAGCGATTAGACCAGCCTTGGGCGCTACGTGTGTTCAATCCCGATCTTCGATTTACCCTCGACCGCCGCACCGTGGCGGAGGCTCATCGCATAATTCCGTGGTCTGAACTTCTGTCATTATAGTGCGGGCCACAGCCCGTTGACGCGGGCTATAGCCCGCATTATAAGTTCTCCATTGGCCGGCTCACTCGTGGCGGCTAATGGCAGGCTTCGGCGATAGACACGTCGCCCCTGTCTCCTCTCGAATGAAGGAGACTACCGATGAACGCTCATTCTTCGATTATCGCGATGGCTACCGCCGAGCAGGCGACCGCTCCCCTCGCCTGGGAACAGGCCTACGAGACCTATCAGGCGGCCCGCAAATCTGGCGTGGAGTATAGCGAGAGTGGGGCCTACATCGACGAGATCGGAGGCCCTCTAGGCCTCACCAGATATGAGGCGCTCAAGACGCTTCTCGCCACTCCCGCACCCTCGTTGGATGCTCTCGCAATCAAACTGGCCATCTTTGCCGGTGATGATGGGCATGAATATGAGGCGGCCGGCGTCATGCAGGCTCACATCATGGCGGATGCCCTCCGCCTGGCGCATGAGAGTAGTGCGTCACCTGAAATTACCCGCATTGCGGTGGCCCAGCACGAAAAGGCTGTGGAGAGCCTGTCTTACTATTTCGACGACGCTGAGCGAGCAAAACGGATGGAAATACAGGCCATCTCAGCACGTGTAGTCGAGCAGATCACCGGCAAGCCGGTCGCCATCGAGCGCTCACCAGTTTCATGGAATGACGCTGTCGCCGCCCTCGACGCGATCACGGTAGAGGAACAGGCATTTGAGGCACGGGTCAAGGCAGGTGAGAACCCGGCGGACCATGAGACCGACGCACTCGCGACGAAACTCGCCGTCCGTTATCGCAACGTATTCGCTTTTCCCGCACCGACGATCAAGGAAGTTGGAAGCAAGCTCCAGCTTTTTGTCGATCATCAGTTGTGCGAGCGGGCGGATGCCGCAACCTTCATCGAGCCAATCATTGAGGATATCGAACGCCTCGCGCCCTCGACAGGTCCCGACGTCGATCCAGAGCTGATAGCGGCCTGCACCGAAGTATTGCAGCTTCGTGCGAGCGAGCCTGAACCGAGCCGTCAAGATACTGAGGCCGCGGAGTGGGAATGGCGCATTGGAAAAGTCGAGGAAGTCCTGCGAGATAATGTCTCGACATCCGCCCCGGTATTGATCGCACAACTTTGGGTGGCCGTGGACCACATGGTAGACCGCGCAAAACCGTCTTGGCTTCGTGATGCGATCAGCCAGAATGACTTCGGAACGATCATGGCTCGGCGTGAAGATCTCGACTTCGACGTGCGTATGGTCGTCCAGGCAATCGACGGCCTCATGGCTATGGAAGCGGTAGCGGTCGAAGCGGGGCAGAGTGCCGAACGCGAGGTCGCCCATGCCTGACACCTGCCGCCGCTGCGATTTCTTCCTCGATCGGGGGCTGGCTTCGGCCAGCTCCCCACCATCGAAGAAGAGCGACGTGAACACGGGCATCTGCTGGCGCCACGTTCCGCAGATCAAGCCGGGCTCCTCGGTCGACGGTCGAGCGATCTTCCCAACGATCCACGCCGATCACTGGTGCGGCGAGTTCCAGAACCGCGCGCTCCTTGAATCGCCCTGCTGAGGAGGGCCGCAGATTGCCCCGGACAATGTACCGGGCGAGTTCCCTGCCCTCGCCGGGCAAATCTGCGGACTGGCACGAAAGCCATGGCTTTAGCCGTACAAGGATATTGAAATGAACAGCTTTCACAGCTTTGGAATGACCGAGGTCGCCACCAGCGCGATCGTCTCGATGCGCCGGTTCAAGCGCAGCGCGCAGGATTGGGCCTATAAGATCACGCTTTCAAACGGCGAGGGTCTCATCGTCGAGACAAGTGACGTCAGCATTCTCCTGGAGCGGCCGATCCAATTGATACCGGCTCCGATCGGAACATCGATCTGCCATTTCAACGACGAAGATTGGAACGCGCACCGCGCTCAAGTGATCGCCTGGGCCTTGTGCGCCGATGGCGAGGTTCGGCCGGTGACGCCAGCCGGGGTGAACGATAGCGAGTGCCTGGGGCCACACGAGAATCTGATCGTCGAGCTACCTGATGGCACGTGCCACGAAACCGGGTTCGACGGGCGGCACTTTGCCAGTCTCGATGAACTAGTGGAGGACCGCAAGGCTTGGGTCGAGCGGGCTCGCAACGCTGCCATCCAGCAGGACGCGACTTCGGAGGCAATCCGATGAAACCTGCGGCGGATCCTATCGCGCAAGCTTGGGAAGCTTACGACGCAGCCGCCCTGGAGTGCCATCGCATGCGGATAGAGGGTATCCCAGCCGACCAGAGGGTCGAGAAGGAGCTCGAAGCCGTCCGACTGCACCAGGCCTTCTATGTCGCGAGCCTGCGATCGGAGCCGGCGTCGCAATGCGCTGGGATTGATACGACAAGCGCGGCGGGCTGAAAGGATGCAACTGATGAACACTGTGGTTGTCCGCGATCGGCGCAAGGACCGCCTTCTCCGTATCGCGGAGGTCCGCCAACGCACGGGCCTTTCCGTTCCCTCTGTCTATCGACGGGAGGCGGCCGGAACCTTCCCTGCTCGCATCCGCACAGGCCCGCGCATGGTTGCCTGGTACGAGAGCGACATTGACGATTTCGTAGCCGATCCAGGCGGATACCGCGTCAATCAGGCTGCCTGACATCCCGGCAGCATGTGGCATACGCACTAGGACCGACACCCACAGCATCGGATAAGCTGGCAGTTTCCGAGGGTTCCAGTGATTAGCGGCTTGATCGCCGGAATCGCGGCGTTTGCGGGGTTAGGTGGCGATATAAAACTCAGGGTGGTCCTTGAACATAATAGAAATGTTGCGCCCGCCATCATTACCAGGAGCGCCAACCCCTCTAATTATCAATTCGACACATTCCTGTGTCACGTGATCTTCTTGAGATATTGTATCCGTATATTCGATACGAGCAATAATAATAAGCCGATATTGACCACTCGCGATCGCATTAAGATCGGAGGAGCTTATCGGATTTGTGTGCCCGACAATATGGCGGTTTTGGACTATAGAGCGTCCAAATCTTCGATCGATTGCCGGTATGTCAGAGAGATTCTGAGAGATTGGTTCTCCAGATTTTATCCATCGCATCGAAACCATGACGCCCGTGCGCATGGCAGGAGTTTGACCGAAATTGACAAATGGAATCTCAACCACTTTCGGAGCGTTGGTATCGGCATTGAATCCGAATTCAATAGTTCCGGCGTGCATGTAAGCTCGCAGCCGCAGGTAGGCTTCATATTGGGCATGTTCGGCCGATTTTTCAGCCGCAACGGCATTGCGGCTAGCGATTGCCAAGGCATCCTCAGCACCTCTGGTCGCCTCCTCGGCAGCAAGCACAGCCTTACGCGTGTAATGGAGAGTGGCGAGCAATCCAACGAGGCCGCCAATGGAGACCCAGAAACTCCACTTTGCCCAAAATGCGCTATTTTCGGTGGCCTTAGCCGCGCGCCACTGGGCGCAAAGATCGCTTTCGTCGTGCCCATATGGCTCATGGCATGGCTCGCCATATTTGATGGCTTTAATCGTCGCCGGCTGCTGTGGATCGCTGGCGGAATAGCGATATTCGGGATACCGCTGCTCCTGGGGGTAATCTGATACCCCCACCATCAACCCGGCACCGTAGGCAGTGAATAAGGCTGCTACCCCAGCTGCAATTGCGAGGCCCCGATAGCCTCTAGGCATTGTAGGAAAAACGCAGCCGTGAAGCCGCCCCTGCTGATCTTGTTGTTAAGGTTGCGCTCGTTCTCTGTGATGCCAAGCGACGCCAGCTTTTCCGCAAGCTGAGCATAGGTGACCCCTCGACGTTTAAGCTCCCCCTTCAGGAGGTTCTTGGCCAGCGCCTCATACCGGACGTTCACGGGATCCGATTTTGCGACCATAGAAGATCATACCTTGGAATACCGCCGGTGGATAACATGCGCTTTTTATCGGTTGGCATATCACCGCATCCAGTTCAAATCGTCTGTTGGCGACCTGCAGCACCGCTGATCAGCGACTCACCAGAAATCCCTATCGGGCGTTGGCCATGGCTCTCGCCGAATCTATCTTGTCATGTTGACGGCGAAATGCCCACCAAGCCATCTTAAAGCGGTTGGGCGAAGATACTGGATGCCCATCCTTAAGCCAAGTCGCATATAGCGCGGTAGCCTCGCAATAGATTGATGATTTCTTAGCCTGCATCGCATTAATAAAATCAGATGCTCCTTCATAATCCATCATGAACTGATTATGGTACCATCGCTTATAGAATGCCTCGTCGAAAAGACCTCGGCGAATACCAAGCGCCATCAACTCATATATATTCATCTGATGAGTAATAACGTTCCGGTCAGATGTTCCGATAGATCCATCATCAGCGATCGAAACAATCTTAAACGGATCATCTACATCTGCGTTCTTACGAATAAGATCACGGAACGCACGGTATTTTTCCTGCACGTCCGAATCCATTAGAGTTTTCATGACCATGTCTAAAGTGGCTCGACGGCGATTAGCGCGACGCGTGTACCAGAACGCGATAAAGGCAACGACAACGGATACTGCAGCGAGCATTGCGCCAGCGGCCGGCGCGGCGTCCTTCCACGCCACCAAAATATCTTTCATGTTCCCCCCGAAACGAAAACGCCCCAGCTTATAAAGCCGGGGCGTTTGGTTCAATCCGTATGGTTGCGGGGCTTAGTCGACGTATCCTTCATGAGCCATTTTCATCACTCCCATTTCCCCTCCAGATAACCATCCATTGCTTAACAGCAAGTGCACGGTGCATTTATATTTTAGCAATCATACATCATCACATACGATGATCTTCTACCAAACGAATGATGATATTTTTCCCAAATTACTGCTTAGCAATCAGCAGGTCAACGTTTATCGGAATGCTCACGTTCCCTCTAAGGGACATTCCATACCATGCCAGCACTCTAACTGCCCCGCGCTTTCCGACTTCCCAGCCGCCCCCAAGCCCCTCATTGGAGCAATCTAAAGGGGTCCGGCAGATCCTTGGTGATCATGTCCGCCCAAGCTTGCCCCAGATCGCGCCGCCGCTTCAAGTATCGCGCGCGGTTATAGGCCCACTCCGACGCCGACATGCCTTCCGGCACATGCGCCAGCATCATGTCGATGATCATCCGGTCGCCATCGCGATCCAGTTCGGCGGCGCGCTCGTTCATGATGGTGGAGAAGGCCGAGCGCCAGCCGTGCGGGACCATCTTGCCCTTGTACCGGCCGCCGCCCAGCCGCTTGTACATCGAACTCACCGCCGAATCGCTCATGGGCACGCGACGATCATGCTGACCGGGGAACAGCAGGTCGAACCGCCCGGTCAACACGCGCAGCGCGCGAAGGACCTGAACCGCCTGCGACGGCAGCGTGACCTCGTGTCCGAAGGCTGCGTTCCCCTTGTCCTCTACCTCCAGCTTCATCCGCTCGGCCGGGATCGACCACAGCGCGTCCGGTGCCGGCGCGTCGGGATCATCCCAATCTATGCCAGTGAACTCCGACCAGCGCGCGGTGCGCAGGACGCCGATGCGGACGACCGTCATAGCCAGCAGGCGCGAACAGAGCTTGGTTTGCGGGTCTGAGGTAGAACGGTCGACCGCCGTCTGGAAGTCGAGTAGTTCGGCCGTGCTGGTGAGAGCAGGATGCTTCGACCCGGCCGGCGTCGGCCGCAGCGCTGCGCCGATCTCCGACACGGACAGCAGCGCCTCGGCACCAACCAGGTGCTCGCCCTTGGCGAGCTTGAAGATGCCGACGACATAGCCCTTCACCCGCTTCGCTGTTTCGATCGAGCCTCGCTTCTCAATCTTGCGCAGCTCGCGGAGCACCATCGGTCCTGTCACCTCCGCGATCGGCATCTTGCCGAGCGCCGGATAGAGATCGCGGGTCAGCCGCTCGTTCACCCGCTTGAGGTGGCCGGGCGACCATCGGACTTTCTCCGCCTCCATCCATTGCTCGGCGACGGCCTTGAAGGTCGCGCCAGCCGCGGCGATGGCTGCCAGCTTGCGCCGCTCGATCTCGATGGCGGGGTCCTTGCCCTCGCGCAGCATCGCGCGAGCCGCGTCCCGCCGGTCGCGCGCCTGGGCCAGCGTGACTTCAGGGAAGAGACCGAACGTCAGCAGCTTTTCCAGCTTCGCATAGCGATATTTGAACCGCCACGACTTCGCCCCCTTGGTGGTGACGAAAAGGTGGAGCCCTTTCGAATCGGCGAGCTTATAAGGTTTCTCGCGCGGCTCGGCGTTGCGGACTTCCGTGACGGTCAGCAT